TGATGAAATGATGCGAAATGGTATGCAGAACTATTTGGCTAGAGGTTCTGTAAATGACCTAGTAGGATTTTTAAATAATGCAAGTAATGACAGACGTTTTCAAAATGCAGTATTAGATACACTTGCAAATACACCAGATAGTGGTATGGGTGCTTTCGATGACTTTCAATCTGTGTTAGCATCAGCAAGAATGAATATGGCAAGACAAAATCAAGAAAGTGTGTTTGATAGATTTGATAAACTGCCTTTAGAAGAGCAGTTGCTTATAGTAAGTAAATCTAAAGTGCTAGAAGGAACACGTTGTTGGAAAGGCTACAAAAAGAAAGGTATGAAAACAATGTTTGGTAAACGTGTACCTAACTGTGTAAAGAATGAAGGAGAGGTTGTTCCTATAAACAAAGGCGCACCAGGTGAGTATCGTGTACATAGTACACCACCTTACTTCTCAGATGCTGAAGCAGAAAGAGCCGCAGAAGAGTTTAATACTCAAGCACCAATTGATCAAGAAGACGGTGTCCTTTTAACCAGCGAAGACGGCAAGAACTATCGTATATTTAAAAATGAAGGCGAAAGCCAACATTTTGCAAAAGATGAGATTTACTTAGTAAATGATGAAGAAACAAATCCTACAGAATATATAGACAAACACGGCTATGATGATGTAGAAGAATTACTATATCATCACAGCAAACGAGGTTATTATGTAGAAAACTTTGCTGACGGCAAAGTGAAAGGCAAAAGTCGTCCTGGCAGAGTAAAACGTAGTGGAGCAAGTTGCAAAGGTTCAGTAACCAGTCTACGCAAAAAAGCAAAAAACAGTAGTGGCGAGAAAGCAAAAATGTACCACTGGTGTGCTAATATGAAAGGTGGCAAGAAGAAAGCAAACGAAGATTTAGAACACAAATTAAAATTAACACTCAAAGCAAATGCAATCAGGGAATCATTAATGATGACTGAAGTAGACAGAGTCAAAGATATAAATGATATACTGTCTGCAGAATTCCCAGTAAACAATTATAAACTACAAATGAAAGCCTTTGTGGCATTACCCGTACCTGAAATGCTAGATGCATTTAAAGACTTATATGCCAAGTACGGGGCAAAGAGTGACGCCAGAGAAATTGTGAGACATTTTGCAAAAAGCAGAATGCCAAAAGAACAAGTAACAAAAATTAACCTAGGAGTATAAGTTGAGACTTAAAAGCATAGTAGTCGATAAATGTCCTAGGACAAAAGAGTCGAAGTGCCAATGCAACAAAGTAAATGCTGTCACAGAAGCACAAGAAACTGTTAAAGCAGTATGCGAATTTGAACATAAGTCAATAGATGGCTTCGTAGGTTATGCTACAATAACACAAAAACCTGATGAAGAAACAGTTATAAAGGGAATATTCAAAGGACTAACTCCAGGCAAACACGGATTTCATATACACGAATTTGGTGACCTCAGCAAGGGGTGTGAAAGTGCAGGCGGACATTACAACCCTCACGGTGTTGACCACGGAGATATCAAATCAGGACACATAGGAGATTTAGGCAATGTGGTTGCAGACCAAAATGGTATTGCAAAATTTAAGATAATTGCTCCTAGAATAGACCTAGTAGGAGAATATAGTGTAGTTGGTAGAGCATTTGTTTTACATCAAGACGAAGATGACTTAGGCAAAGGCGGAGATGACGAAAGTTTAAAAACAGGTAATGCAGGCGATAGAGTTGCTTGTGGTGTTATAAGATTAGCAGACTCGTTGGAAGAAGATATTGTAAATGAAATTGCAGTTGCCAACCCAGCACACCCTATAGCAAGAAAGGATATGGTACAAGTCAAAGAACCAGACTTAATTAAAAACAAAATAAAATATACAAGAATAAACGATTTTAGTACAGATTCAATAATGCCTTCCCAAGACTACAAGGATCTTAAACCTGGTTTAGTTAGAAAAGTAATGAATGACTTTTACGGAAATATAGATCCTAAATACAAAGACAAGCCTATAATAATAGATAAAGACAACAGAATAATAAATGGTCACCACAGATTAGAAGCCGCAAATAGATTAGGAGTCAAAACAGTTACAGTATTAAAAGTATCTGACCTTTCAGTAGAACAGTTAAATGCAATGCCTGAATTACAAAGCAGTAAGCAGACAGAAAGCATAGAGCAACAGTGGAAAAACAAACTTAATCGTTTATTAGAAGCACCATACAAAAGAGATGCAGACACTTTTAAGGGTGATCCTACAAACGCATATACTACGGCTACAACTAACACAACACCTAAGTATGATTTTGATCCAGAAAGAGATTATAGTGCAGGCAAAAGTTTAGGACCCATACCCACAATACAAAGTCCTACAGAGGTTTGGTATAAAGATGGAACATTATATATATTTTACATAAAAAATGTAAATTATGAGGATACACCAAAAGCAACATTCTTACAGAAAGTTAAAGATTTTATAATAGGAAGAAAGCACATAGATAATCCAAACAGTCCTCAGTATAAAAAAGAAATTTTAGGATATCTAACATTAGAAAGTTATGAAGATGGATACAAAGTTTTAACGACAGCACTAGATCCTAGCATACAAGGACAAGGCAGAGCAATAAAACTATACATAGCCTTTAGTGCCTGGAAAAATGTACCATTATATTCGGACTACACTCAAACACCATCTGCACAAAGATTGTGGCAGAGTTTAATGACACGATATCCTAATAGGATTGTTGCTTTTGACCAAAAGACAAAGAAAAATGTCTTGCTGGGTAGATTAGCAAAAGACGAATTATATCCAGATTTCCCACCACAAGATGTGTTAGATAAAATGACACACCAAGATGTAGTTAAACTTTTAGGCAGTACTTACTTGTTAAAACTATTACCAGATAAACCATATGAGTCTTTATCAATTAGTGAAAGTATAGATATTATAAAAACATTTGTTGCAATATTTAGATCCTATGCAGACAAACTTCCTATAAGAGTCCAAACCACTAATGAGTTTTTTAGAAAGTTACAAGAGACAAAATCACCTGATGATGCAAAATCAGTTCTTGAATCTTACAATCATTCCAAGGACTTGGTAGCGGCAGTAGATGAATCTATAGAGCAGTTAAAAACAATGGAGTTAGGAGATTTAATTAAAAGACAAATTACCCAAGAAGTTGAAAAAGCATTTGAAACAAAATTTATTTTTCAACCAGAAGATTTGTTTAGATACTTATATTTTTTACATCCAGACGATAAAGTGATGCATCAGGATGCTCAAAGTATTGCAAAAGAAGTTCAAAGACTACATTAAATAGAATAAATAGTATTATGAAGGCAAAAGACATTGACAAAGTATTTGAAATGTACTATAATATAGAAGAAAGTGCTAGTGCAGGAGCCACTAGTGCAGGTGCAGTAGCCAGTGTGGCGCACAATATGAACAGCGGAAACATAATTAAAAGAAAGCCTTCAAAGAAGAAAAGTAAGCATACATCTTTAAAGGGTGCAATAGGAAAAGGCATCTACGACAAATGAGAAGTATAAAGAACAGTAAAGGTTATACAACATTTTTAAACAGTCAAGAATCTCAATTATTTGAGAGGTTAGTAGAATTCGGCCCAATCGCAAAGAATGGATTGGCAGAAAGGGAAGGATATTTGTTAGACCAAATGCGTCAAAGAGATATCGTAAAATTAGTAAAATTAAAGGATGGTACAAATGCTTACAAACACGTCAGACAAAAAAACTATATCTAGTTTATTAGAAAATCTAATAGAAGACTATGTAAATTCTAACGAAATGTACGATTGGTGCATAGAAGACGACGAATCGTATACTGTTTATAATGTTAAACAAGACGATGATGTACACTCTGGTATTTTATTAGTTGGTGTTGCTAGATTTATTGCCGCAGGGTTAAATGCACAAATATTTACAGAAGACGATGCTACCATCTCAAGACTTCTAAATTTAGAAAAACGGTATGTAAGTGCCTTGGCAGAAGTTACTCTGTATGAGCATTTAATGGAAAATGCTGATCCATATACCGATGACAAGTACGATATCTACGTTGCAAAGCACTCTGTAAGCACAGAAAAACTAGATGTTGCTATTATGAGTATAGAGAGTTTATCTGAAAACATCTTTTAAACTTGCATAATAGATAAATACTTACAATATATTAAGGAATCTATTATGTTAGTTAAAGAATTTAAAAATAGTAATCTAGAGAATTTAGATAAAATTTCTTCTAACCTTAAAGAGCAATATGGTTATAAAGTTGAAGTGACTTCTTTAAAAAAACTTCAAGAAAATTTAAAATCAGTTGAAGAAAATATTGTAAATATCAAAGCAAATTCTACATATTTTCAACGTGACCCAATGTATGCTAAAAATATTATGCTGAAATCAGCATATACAAATATGTTAGCAGAAGGTATGTACTTTGAAGGAGAAGTTTATGAGAAATGTCTCGAAGAACTAAAAGACCACGCATTAGGTTGTATGGCAACCGGTGATGATTATGATCAAGCAATGGATAGTGCTAGAAAATCTTATGAGATTATGCCAGTAAGATATCCAGCAGATATGATTATGTTTAAACTAGGTGAGATGGTGCAAGAGCACATTCGCAATTTACAAGAAGGTGGAGCCGAAGAAGAAGTTGTAAGCAGTGAATATACTGATGCAGTCGACGGCAAGTTACCTAAGTACAAACACGCCTATAGAAAATTAGGTTCAAGTGCTTCAGGAGATGACAGGTCTCAGGCTAAAGCAATGGTTAGCATTTTAAAAAGCAAAGGCATTGATGCATCTGTTCCAGATGCTATGAAGTTCCTGAAAAGTTTAGACGAGCAAAAATTAGCAGAAACTCTTAAATTAATTAGCGAATACATAGAAAATAATCCAGAAGAATTTATTACTGAAGATGTTGAAGTAGAAGAAGCAGAAGTAATAATAGCCGCAAGAGCATTAAGTGACCAAATACAAGATGCAGTAGAAGATGTAGGTAGAGCATTCAACGAAGATTTACCTGCTATTGTTGACCAAATGAGAGGTCAATTAGGTATTGAGAAAGCACAACCATTTGGTGAAAACGTTGGATCAGCATTAGAAGGATTATTAAATCAACTAAAAGATGCCAAAGAACAAGTCGATAGTGCTATTGGTGGTGTTACTGGAGCAGAACCTTTGATATCAACAGATATGGAAGATCCAGACGCTCAAATAGATCCAATAGGCGATATGGGCGATATGGACGATATGGGCGGAGATGAGTTAGACGACTTTGCAGGTGCAGATGCTAATGCAGGTCCTGTAGATGACCCTTTAGGTAGAGAACTCAAGTAATGAGACTCTTTCATATCATTAATGAGTTAGATTCTGACTCTGCTTTGAAGTCAGATATACGTGATATGATATTTGTGGCTAAAGGAAGAAATCTTCTTAGCCTAGACTTTAACAAACTAATAAAAAACCTCACAGATATGAATCACAGCATAGATGATGAGTACCTTAGAACAATATTAAAAGAAATACCTGCAGTAAAAGATGTACAAGGTAACGAAATTGTTCTTGATACTGAAGCAGATGTAATAGATATGTCTGCTGAAAGACAAGACGAATTAGGTGACAGAGTACAAGATATGGCAAACGATAATGCTATGGCAGGTGTTAAGGACGACCTAGTATGAGTACAGTTTTTATTAACGCCACAGAAGCAAGAAAGAAAACAAGAGATAGCAGTCTCATATTAAATGAAATACGAGCATTAGAAGCCAACGTATTAACCCAAGTAGATGCCGGAAACCTAACAGTTAGTGTTAGCACAGGCACAACCATTACAACAGGAGTATCATACTACCAAGCATATAATGGTGTTACAACAGACGCGAACAAGAGTGACCAAATTAATGTAGTCAAAAAACACTTCACTGATTTAGGATATACGGTAAGTATAAGTAATAACTCAACAACAGGTAACACACTTATATGGACAATAACTTGGTAAGTCTTCTCAAAGAAAAATATGAATACCCTACTCTAAAAAGAGTAACAGCAAAATCCGGACAACGACAATATACAGGAGACGACAATAATCCTGTGCCTAGTGTCACAACTATTCTATCTGCAACAGGAGATAAATCAGGATTAATTGCTTGGCGTAAACGTGTAGGAGAACAAGAAGCAACTCGTATCAGCACTGAAGCCGCAGGCTTAGGTACCAAAGTACACAATGCTATAGAAAAATATATACTAGGCGAAGATTATGAGATTAAAGGCAACAATGTTATCTCAGAAATGGCTAAACCTATGGTAAACAATATGATTACTGAAGGTGTTAGTAAAGTAGATGAGATATGGGGTGTTGAGGTAGGGTTAATTGCAAAGGGTTTATTTGCTGGAACTAGTGACTGCATAGGAGTTTACGAAGGCAAGCCTACTATCATAGACTTTAAAACTGCAAGAAAAATTAAAAAAAGAGAATGGATTGAAGATTATTTTATGCAGGGGTGTGCGTATGCTATTGCACACAATGAAATGTTTGATACAGACATAAGCAGAGTAACTATTTTTATGATAGACAGAGAAGGAGATTTCAAAGAGTTTACAATAGAAGGTGACGAGTTCGAAGAGTATACAAAGAAATGGTTACAGAGATTAGAAGATTATTACAAACTCCAGAAATGATAAATACTTACACTAACGGAGTTTTAATAAGTGGCAAAAATAGTAATATCGAGGATTCAAAATAGAAGAGGTTTAAAAGCAGACCTACCTTCTCCATTACGTCCAGGTGAAATTGGATTAGCAACAGACAGTAATGAAGTATATATTGGATTAGATCCAGACTACGATACAACTGGACTCAAACATAATGTTGCAACAGTCAACAATGTTTTAAGTGGTGTTACCTATGCTAACAACTTCATAAACAATAATTTTATAAGATTCACATTACCAAGTAAAAAGTTAGGCTCATCAGAGTTTGACGGCGTAACAGATTCGTTTACATTTGATTGTAACGATAGTGCAGGTCATCTATACGCAGGACCTGTATTTAGAACAGCAATAACCAACAGCACAAATACTGCTATTATTCAAAACCAAACAACCAATGCAGGATTTACTGCAACGGATGTTGTTGTTATGAAAAATGGAGAACTACTTGAGGCCAGTTCTGTTACGAACAAATCAAGTTTAAACAGTAATCAATATAGAATTGAAAGCAGTACAAATCAAACTGGAGTACAAAAAATTGAGTTTGGGCAAACACCTGCATCAAGTGATACTATTACTCTAAACTTCTACGGAAACGTCGCTGTGCGACATCTGTTAGAGTCTACGAGCAACATAGGAGCAAGTGGATCGAAAGGGTTTTATGAAGAATACAATATTCCAACCCACAGACAGATATCGAGTGACCAAGTAGTGTATGATAGTGTAAACTCCACAGGTTGGATTGCGTTGAATTCTAATATACATTTATCGCCATTTGTTGAATCATCAGGAAATATTAGTATAACTACTCCTTTAGGCGTTTCGGACACAATTGATGTACGTGAAACAGCAAATGCAAATAACAATGCAAATATTAGTTTAAATGGTTTAAGTAATGTTACTGCTATTATTAATGCAGTTAATAGTTCTAATACATTTATAAAGGCATATGAAGTCCCTACAAATAGCAATAGAATATATTTGTCAAGTGACACAGGGTTAGATGTAACTTTTGATAACATACCTGCAAATTTACAAATGTCAGGCGGTTCTGTTACTAAAGCAGATAATTCTATCAAAGGGCAACTTGAAAAGTATTTAGATGACTTAGTTGGATCTAACACAGTAAATATTGTTAATGATATTCAGTATGCAAGTCATTATGCAAGAGACCCTGCCAGTGCAAATACAAGTGTTTATTCTCCATCTATTAACACAGACACAAAAGAGATTACGTTTTTAGGAAAACGTGAAGCACAAAATTTTGTAGACCTAGCAAACAAATTGTATTATGAAACCACAAGTTCTGAAATACAAGGTTTAATGGATCTTAATACCAACTTGAAGTTGCTTACTGGATTGTCTTCTACATCATCCGCAACATTGTTTAGTCAACCATTACAAACAAGTGTTCCAAATGGTGGCCCAACTACAAATGCAGACTTAACTTTTGACAGCACAATCAATGACGTAGTTGTAGTAGAGTACAGTTTAAAGTATGTAAGTGGAGCAACTTATTATAGGAAAACAGGACAGTTATTCATCACAGCAGACAGCACAAATTCAGTAGCATCAATAGATGACCAAGGGGTAGAAATATCTAATGGTATATCAGGAGGAGTGACATTCAGTGTTGCGTTCTCCGGTTCAAACATTGTAACTAGTACAACCAATGCCACAGGACAAACTGTCAATATGAAGTTTATTGTCCGCAAATGGCTTGGATGATATTAGATAGACATACCACACCTCAAAAACGATTAGACGCCTGGAGAGACTTCAGAAAAATTCACGCCTCTAGTTCCCCTGAAACCATAGTTGAATGTTTCAATTTGGTTAAATATGATAGTAACAATTTTGATTATTACACTCACAAATCTTGGCCTGATTGCTGGGATATCTTAGCAAACAAAATGTTTTGTTATAGCGGTGTTAATCTTTTATTATTTGATACGTTGACAGCACTAGACAAAGTGTGCTATAATAATGCAACTTGGCATATAGTAGATAATCATATCACTGGTCAAGCAGGATTAGTTTTTATGATAGACAATCAATGTTTTAATATTACACCTGGCAAGATAGATAATTATAATAACATAAAGGAAGATTTTCTAATCTTTAACACGATAGGAAATAATTCAGACATACAAAGGAAAGTAAACTAATGATAGTAGAAATATACAGCAAACAACAATGTCCCTACTGCATTCAGGCAAAAGCACTAGCAGAATCAAAAGGATATGACCTAACATACAAAATGTTAGATGAAGACTTTAGCAGAGAAGAGTTATTTGAAACTTTTCCAGGTGCTAGAACATTCCCACAAATTATAGTCGATGGTGAAAAAATAGGCGGATTCACAGAATTCAAAGCATTAGTCGATAGTCAATAAGGTCTCATAATGCAGGTAAGAAAACGAGACGGTACTCTTGAAGATTTAAATATCGATAAATTACATAAGGTAGTACAATATGCTTGTGAAGGCATCACAGGTGTTAGTGCCAGCCAAGTTGAAATAAGTAGTAATATACAATTCTATGATGGCATTGTGACTGAAGATGTACAAGAGACACTTATTAAAAGTGCCGCAGATCTTATCTCAGAAGATACTCCTAACTATCAATATGTAGCAGGTAGGCTAATCAACTATCATTTGCGAAAACAAGTGTATGGTATGTTCGAGCCACCTTGCTTATGTGATATTATAGATAAAAACATTGATGCAGGATTCTATGATTCAGAATTTACAAAACTATACACCAAAGATGAAATCAATATTCTGCAAACATACATCAAGCACGACAGAGATGAGGTATTAACCTATGCGGCTATGGAACAGTTCCGTGGTAAGTACCTAGTACAGAATAGAGCAACAGGTCAAATTTACGAAACACCACAAGTAGCATATATGATGATTGCGGCTACTTTGTTTAGCAAGTATCCAGCAGAAACTAGATTACAATATGTAAAAGCATACTATGATGCTATTAGTACATTCAAAATTAGTTTACCTACGCCAGTTATGGCAGGTGTTAGAACACCGCAAAGACAGTTTAGCAGTTGTGTATTAATTGAAACTGATGACAGTTTGGATAGCATTAACGCAACGTCTAGTGCTGTAGTAAAGTATGTAAGCCAAAAGGCAGGCATCGGTATTGGTGCTGGTAACATAAGAGCAATTGGCTCACCTATTAGGAGCGGAGACGCAACTCACACAGGCGTTATTCCCTTCTATAAATTATTTCAATCGGCGGTTAAGAGTTGCTCCCAAGGTGGAGTAAGGGGAGGAGCCGCCACTTTATATTACCCAATTTGGCACTTAGAAGTTGAAGACTTACTGGTGCTAAAGAACAACAAAGGCACAGAAGACAATCGTGTACGTCATATGGACTATGGTGTACAGTTTAACAAACTTATGTATGAAAGGCTCATCAGCGGTGGCAACATCACATTGTTCTCACCTAAAGATGTTCCTGGACTTTACGATTCATTCTTTACAGACCAAGACAAGTTTAAAGAATTATATGAAGCGGCAGAACGTAAAACCAGTATTAGGAAGAAGTCTATTCCTGCTATTGAATTGTTTAGTTCGTTTGTATCAGAAAGAAAAGACACAGGCAGAATTTACTTGATGAATGTTGACCACGCAAATACACACGGATCATTTATTGAGGAAGTAGCACCTATCAGACAAAGTAACTTATGTTGTGAAATTGATTTACCCACAAAACCTTTGAACAACATTTCAGATGAAGAAGGCGAAATTAGTTTGTGTACTTTGAGTGCAATCAATTGGGGAGTAATAAAAGATTTCAGCGATATGGAGAAAGTATGTAATCTTGCTGTTAGAGGGTTAGACGAATTACTTGACTATCAAGAGTATCCAGTACTAGCGGCACAACTCAGCACAATGAAAAGACGTCCACTAGGTATTGGTATTATCAACTTTGCATATTGGTTAGCAAAGAATGATACAAATTATCAAGATCCTAACTTAGAATTAGTTGACGAATGGGCAGAAGTTTGGAGTTACAGTTTAATTAAAGCAAGTGCCGATCTCGCAGTAGAAAAAGGTGCTTGTCCTGGCACACCAGAAACAAAATATGGACAAGGCATAACACCTAACCAGACATACAAAAAAGATGTCGATGATTTAGTTAAACACAAAGAAAGATTGGACTGGAAAGGTTTGCGTAAGCAACTTAAAGAAACAGGTATTCGAAACAGTACATTGATGGCACTTATGCCCAGTGAAACGTCTGCACAAATTAGTAACAGTACAAACGGTATTGAGCCGCCAAGAAGTTTTGTAAGTATTAAACAAAGCAAACACGGTATTCTCAAACAGGTTGTACCAGGCTTCCCATATTATAAAAATAAATATGATTTACTATGGGAGCAGAAGTCCCCACAAGGTTATTTAAAAATAATGGCTGTACTTCAAAAGTACATTGACCAAGGGATTTCGGTAAATACTTCTTACAATCCTGAACACTATGAAGATGAAAAAGTACCAATGAGTGTGCTGATTCAGGATCTTCTAATGTTTTATAAGTATGGCGGTAAGCAGTTATATTACAATAACACATACGATGGACAAGGTGAGATAGATATTAACAAAGATGACAAACTACCTGACTTAGAGGCAGGCGAACTAGATGACGAAGATTGCGAGAGTTGTAAAATTTAAATGAGTGTATTAGACGTAAAAAATAAATCAGACCACACAAAGGCTAAGATGTTTTTAGACACCAATGGTGGACTTGGAATGCAAAGGTTTGATACATTAAAGTACAAACAGTTTGATAACTTAACAGATAAGCAGTTAGGTTTTTTTTGGCGTCCAGAAGAAGTAGATATTACCAAGGACAGTAAAGACTTCAAAGACCTAACAGACTTTGAGCAACATATTTTTACCAGTAACTTAAAAAGGCAAATACTATTAGATAGTGTACAAGGTCGTTCACCTAATCTTGCTTTTTTGCCTATTGTTAGTATTCCAGAATTAGAGACCTGGATTGAAACTTGGGCATTCAGTGAAACTATTCACAGTAGAAGTTATACACATATTATCAGAAACGTATATCCTGACCCAAGCAAAGTTTTTGATGAGATGTTAGATATCAAAGAGATATGTGATTGTGCAGATAGTATTACAGAAAACTATGATAAACTGATAGAATACAATAGACTTAGAGAACAAGGTAGTAAAAAGTATGACGAGTATGAGCATAAAAGACGTATTTGGAAATGCTTAATGAGTGTAAACATATTAGAAGGTGTACGTTTTTATGTTTCATTTGCTTGTAGTTGGGCATTTGCTGAACTCAAAAGAATGGAAGGTAATGCAAAAATTATTAAATTTATTGCTAGAGATGAAAACGTTCACTTGGCTAGCACCCAACAAATGCTAAAACTTCTTCCACGTGAAGACAAAGACTTTGAAAAAATTGCCAAAGAATCTATAGAAGAATGCAGACAGATGTTCTTTGATGCTGTTGAACAAGAAAAGAAATGGGCAGACTATTTGTTCAAAGATGGAAGTATTATTGGACTTAATGCAGAACTGTTAAAGCAGTATGTAGAGTTTATTGCTGGTAAAAGAATGAGAGCAGTAGGCTTAGATACTCCATACAGCACAGGAACAAATCCTTTACCTTGGACTCAATCTTGGATAACCGGTGGTAGTGTACAAGTAGCACCTCAAGAAACAGAAATCAGTAGTTATGTAATTGGCGGCACTAAGCAAGACGTTGACGACACCACTTTCAAAGGCTTCAACTTATAATACAACATAAGTAGTTGTATGAAAGCAATACTAGACAAATTAACAAAACACGATACCATAACAATTAAATTAGCAAGTGGCGAAGAAGTCGTTGCTAGTTTTCAAGAGGCTGATGATACTTCTTTATCAATCGATAAACCATTAGCACTTAGTCCTACACCACAAGGCGGAGTTGGATTAGTTCCTTGGATCTTTAGTTGTAAGCCTGGTCCTACAACAATTAATATTAATAGTGTCTTGGCATTAGTTGAAACAGATTCTGAAGTTGCAGATGCATATCAGCAAAGTACATCAAATATTATTAGACCTTCCTCACCTGACAAACAAATCTTAACAGGCTAGTATTTACAATAGATAAATACTTGTATGAGACCAGTAGCAAGAATTGGAATAGATATGGCAATTGGACCTATATTAGGCCCAGGCTCAGTACTTCCGTTTGGTCCTGTGCTAGTAAACGGTTTACCAGCCGCATTACTAGGAGATTCAATAGCACCTCATCCACCGGCCCCAGACGTTCCAACCTGTGCGGTAAGTAAAATTGTAACAGGTGCATTTTCACCACCTATGGCTGTGCTTTTTAATGGTAGACCTGTAGCACGAATGGGAGACCTTACATCGTGTGGTCATCCTATTATGAGCGGTTCATTTAACGTATTTGCCGGATTGGCATAATATGGAACAACGAGATTATCAAGATAAAACAATACTGATAGATAACATTACAAATAGAGTAATGTATAATTTCAAAGATAAAACAATTAACGATTTAAGTTGGAGTGACAATATACTAGAAGCAACTAGTGGTCATAAAAATATTACATTATGTTGTAGTGGTGGACTAGACAGTGATATAATGCTTAGACTATTTCACAAACACAAAAAAGTTAAATGTTTGATAGGCAGATGGATGGACAACGGTATATGTTATAATGATTATGATATACAATATGCCGTACAAACTTGCGAAGAGTTAGACATACCATATCAATATATTGATATAAACTTTGCTAACTTTTTTGATAGCGGTGAGTTTATTAGTTATGGAACGGCTTACAAATGTACTAGTCCTCAATTATGTTTACATTTAAAATTATTTGATATAATAGGAGAGGATTTAGCAATAGGAGGAAACTTTTTTACACCAATAATGAGTCAACAAGGTAAATTTAGTGAAAAACCATTACTTGTACCAGAAAACAATTCTATGGTGTATGATTTATTCTTTAGTGATAAAGGTTGTGATTTAGGAAACTTGCATTATTATAACACATCTTTAGCATTATGCACTTACAAAACAATTAAACAAACACATTTATCTAATGTAGATAAAACATTATTAAAGTACAGAGACTTGTATGAAAAAACTAGGGTTGACGTTAATACACTAAATGATGAGATAGTAGACAAATCCATAAATACTGTGGAATTAAATGATGCAGTTTACAATATATTAAAAAGTAATAAAACTGGAAACTACCTACAAATGCAGATGTTTTACTTACAAAGACAGCATTATTACTCTGCAGGAGGGTTTGATGTAGTTCCTAAAAGCAACAAATATACCGGCTTCGAAGGAGTAAAACGTTACTATGTAGATAAATATAATGAACAACACGATGTTTTTGACAATAGATTTAGAAAACATCTTGAAAAGATAATATCTATTCCTGTACTTGAAATAGATATTATAAACGAATATAAACAACTCGGGGAAAAAGAATGGCAGAATTCATAGTTAAAATTGACCAGGCAGGCGATACTGCCAATACGGCAATCACGGGACTGGGTGGTACAGTCTCAAAAAGATATAATGAACTGACAGAAGACAATAAATCCTTACTATTAGTTGATGTTCCATCAGCCAATGTTGATAGTATAGATAGTTTAACTGGATTTGATTTTAAAGAAGGTACTTCAGCAAACTCATTTGTAACAAGTGAAACAACAAGTCACTGGCATTTGCAAAGATTGGTAACTAGAAACTTACCTTTAAGAACAGAATTTGACGCAACCTATTCAGGTGATGGCGTAAACGTATATTTAATGGATGGCGGTATCGATGCTGACCACGACGAATTTGCTAATGCAACAATTAAAAATGTTCACACAACATTAACTGGCGACTATCAAGACGCAACAGGACACGGTACTGCAATGGCTAGTTTGATTGTTGGAGAGACAGTAGGTGTTGCCAGAGATGCACACTTACATAACTGTAAGATTCACGATGCAGACGGTATTGGTGACCTTAAAGACATAGTTGAAGGCTTTAATGAGATTGAAGCATACAGAATAGGCAGAATTATTTATATTGAAAATGAGTGGGACGCCTTATCAACTACAGATAATACTATTAGATTTTCAAACGTTTCTTTGAACAACGAAATGTTCAGATACAGAACATTGCCCCAGGTAATTTGTACACCTTGGTACACAAACAAATCCCCCGTAATTGATTATGTGTGCGAATGGTTAAGAACAAATAAAAACACAGTTATAGTTGCGGCGGCTGGAAACCACGGACAAGACATAAACGACTTCTCCCCAGCAGGTTTAGATACTATTATTACTGTAGGCGCAAGTGACCAAACAGATGCTATGACATCTTTCACTAACTTTCCTCCAGGATCAGATTCAACTGGAACAGGACTTAACCCATATGGTGAGCAATTAGATTTATTTGCTCCAGGTGTTAATGTAACAGTTGCTACACACAATACTACATCTGACTATAGACTATCAAGTGGAACAAGTTGTTCTTGTGCCATTGTAGCAGGTGCGGCGGCTATAGCCATTGAAAAAAATAGTTCGAATGGCACACTTGATTCAGAAAGTATTAAAAACTACTTAGTTTCACAATCACTAACAGGTATGCTATTCAGAGATGAATCTACATATAGTACTACACCTAATAACATTGTGTATTTAGAAAATAGTTACTATGCAACTGTATGGAATAGTCCTGCAGGATCTTTAGGTAACTTCTTAAAGACAGATTCAGTTAGTATTGATTTAGATATTGGATCAGGTGTTACTATAACATCAGCCAGTTATGCTAGTTTACCAAGCATCTTTACACTTGATGGTGCAAACAACAGAATTACAGCAGACTCAACTTCAATGTCAGGCATAAGTGCAGATACACTTTATAACTTTGTACTAATTGGTACAGATGCAAATGGTGTTGCTTACCCAAGACACTTTAACATTGGTATATTTGTTTCTGAGGTTAATAGTTCAAACGTTATTAATGCTCAGGAAGTCTACACAGTTGATAACGGTGATGGTACATTTAGTGAAAGGAACTTCCACGCATTTACTTATTCGGCGGAACAGAAGCCTTAAGCAGATGTGTCTATTCTTAAAAGAGTAGTAAGTCCTTTAGGTAAAGACGCAAGTCACACAATTCGAATTCAATGGAGTTTGGGCAACAGTTGTAACTTTAGTTGCGAATATTGTCCTAGCGAATTGCATAATGGTTCCTATCCTTGGAGACCAATACAAGAATATATCGATGCAGTTGACAAGTTCTTGCCTGTCTTTGCAGAACATAAAGACCATATAACTATAGAGTTCATAGGCGGTGAAGTAACAGTAATGCCTGGTATACTTGAACTGCTATCCCATATTAAAACAAACTACAACAACGTTACAACATTTATGTTTACTAATGGTAGTAGAACAGTTAGATGGTGGAATGAAGCAAAACATTTAATAGATGAAATAGTTTACAGTTACCACATAGATAGTCTGGACTACAATCATATGATAGAAGTAGTTGAGGAAATAAAAGATTCAATATATTGTAGTTTTCATTTAGCAGGAGTAGAAGGCAAAGTACACGAGTGCGATAGAATAAGTTATTTGATACGAGATTGTTTTAAACAAGGAAGTACGCAAGACTATTGGAATGTAAACATCAATGTTAAAACTATGCTGGTAAAAGAATTAAACAATAGAAATGCTAGAATGGGGCAGAACTTTTATGATTATACCAGTGACGAATTGTTTATAATGCAAAAGCAAAGTTGGTTAGAGAATCCAGATGCTCCACCACCAGACCCCAATGCTCCACCTCCACCTAAACCACACCCAAGTGATTGGTTAATAACATTTGAATATGATGACAAAACCTTATACTATGAGTTGGATCAAATAGTAAATGACAAACTCAATACCTTTAAAGGTATGAAGTGTAGTATTGGAATGGAAAAGTTCAATATTGATATGAAAGGTGATGTCAAAAGCAGTTGGTGTGGTGCAAAAGATTATGGAAATGTTTACAATGACACTTTTGAAATGCCTGAACCAAGTGGAACGGTTTGTCCATTTGACTATTGCAATAACCTATCAGATATACAGATATCAAAAACTGCCTAAATACGGGCCTTATCTTAAAACATTTTATAAATACAATTAATATTACATTATAAGTTATTGTAATATAGTATTTCCCTTACAAGATACAATTTTTCAGACTACTACTCGGTAGAATGTCAGTGTTTTGATTTGGGCAACAATGAGAAACAAATGACAGAGTTAGTAAAAAAACAATTAAAAACAGTAACAACAACATCTATACGTGATTCAATCGAATTAGTGACCCTTGTATCTATCTTTTTATTGGCAGTCGGTGGAGTTGTACCGCAGGTATGAAGAACTTGGCTTGCTATGTATTATTACTTTTTGCAACGCAAACTGATAACATAGCAGGTGTTCTTCGCGGATTAAGAGATATCAATACAATAAATTATGTACAAGAGGAGAAAATGTAATGCAAAAACTACTAAGAGTATTTTTTAAATACTGGATACAACCCTGGCATCCACAGAGATAATAATGAAAGAAGTTAAAAACTATACAGAAGCAACACCAGAAGAAGTTCACAACTGGCAAAACGGTGAAGACTTTTTTATGACAGGCGACTTCGATGTTATGAAGATGTTTGTTGTTATACCAGCAATAGTTCAGATAGGTGCATTTGGTATGATGTTGGCTGTGTTCTGGTTAAACAGTATTTGGTTTTGATTGTTGAAGCATTTAAGGCTGTAATAGGCGTAGGCAAAGCAGGCGAGCCTTTCAAAATAACACCCTCTCGAATAATTCTATTTGCATTCCTTGTAGCACTTTTATTTTTAGGTGCAATTAGTGGACTATTGTTCTTGACAAGTCTAATTATTTCTGTATAATAAATACCGTTATGAAAAAGAAGAAGTCAGTACCCAAGTCTAGAGCACACCGTGAGTTGTTTACTCACGACACTCCGTATGGACATAAAGTTCAAAAAGATAAATCTAAGGTGATTCCTCGAAAGGCAAAGAATAAAAAGGATATTATCTAACGTCTGGTTTTTTAGAAACAAACTCGTTAAGTTTTTCTGCTTCAGCAACAACATCTTCAGTCGAAGGCATAAATTCAGGTTTTGAACTTTGTGCTTGTAAAATTAATCTTGCTTCTTGAATTAGTTCTAACCTAATTTCGTATGGTGTTTTATTAGCCATTTGTTACTGTTACTCCTAAGTAGTTACAGTAATATTTATCTTAAATTTGCTTTATAACTGTGTTATAGACTGTAGCCAAACCTAGTTATGTCTTCTTTAAATCTATTGTAAAATATTTCTCTAGTTAAAGGATTTGCAAAGTATTCTTGCTTTGTTATCTTAGACATTTTTTCTTTGGTATATGTTTTATTGTGTGATGTTTCTGTAAATTTGTATAAATCAATTATTAGAATTTCACTTAATAAGTTGAGGTCTTTAAAATTTTCTGTTATAGGATTTGTGAAACTGTAGTCAATTTGATGTTCGCATATAATTTTAGTAAACAAATCAAATGCTTCTAGGATTTTTTCAGTATTAGAAGGCACAAGGTTAAGGTATGGTTTTAAATTATAGAGTCTTCTAATTTTAAAATCAAATAAATTCTCGGGCCAATGCTGATCCTTTAAAACTATAACTTCAAATGCACTAATAAATCTTTCGTATGGACATCTTGTAAGCATTACAGGATAAACATCTATATCATCTAATCCCTTTAGTAATATATCCCACCTAGCATTCAAATGATTTTCATCGTAATAATCATTCATACTCCAAGGTGCTTCAAACATTTCTTCAAATTTAGGAAAAGCAAACTTTGATCCTACTCTTTCAAATGGTAGATATATTTTATGAGTTTTACGACAAAATACAAAGCCTCTTGGAAATTTAAAGTTTGCCCTAAGTGTTGATATCTTCATACCATAATATTTAGCCTGTAATATTTTAATTTATAAATAATCTAGTAGTGCTGAAGTGGCTCAACGGTAGAGCAACTGATTTGTAATCAGTAGGTTGGGGGTTCGATTCCCTCCTTCAGCACCATTAAGAGGACACATTATGCCAAAGGCAAAAACAACAACAGTAAAGACAACAAAGAAGAGAGTAAGCAAA